AAAGCTAAGACTATGCGAGGGGAGCCAGAAAACGTAAAATTACGTAGAGCGGCTCCAGCTCTAGGAACTGCAGGGGATCAGATTGCAACCTTGCAGAGTAAAATAGCTCGTATAAAACACACACCTGATGTGAATATGTCACCAGACGAGAAAGCTGCACGTATACGTGAGCTGGAAAAAAAGATTAATATAGCTGCAAGAAAGGCAGTTAAAAGAAGTGATGCGATTGGTGTAGAGAGATAAGGAAGGGGGCGTTATGCCCCCTCTTTTTTACTGGATTTTTGATGCGTCTAATACTAATGCTAATACTGCAGGGCTGTCTTGTGGCGTACCTGCTGACATCCGTACTCTGGATATATCTAAGAGAATCCCCATTTTAGATAAGTCGTCTGTCATACAACTATACGATATCTGCTTTTTAGCGCACCATGATTTTAACACCGAAGATATAATATAGGCTCGTTGTACATCAGGCTCCCTCCTAACGATCAGTGCGCCGCGAGGTGATTCTATCGGCAGTGTCATCATACCCTCTATAGTCGGTGCTTTTTGGTTTATAACCAGTTGATTCTGTATATGCTCAGATAAGAATGTACCTAAGAACGCACTCGATCTTTCAAGAGAAGACTCAGCAGGTATCTGTGCTTTCCTATTTAACTGCTTAACCATACGATCAAACACAGGTTTAACTGGAATATCTACTAACCCTAAATCGTTTGCTACCTTACCGCCCCATAGAGCTGTTGCACATAATGCTGAGTAGTATCTGTCAGGCTGTCCAAGCCCTGCCGCCTTATCAAACTCTATTTGTATAAGCTCCAAGTCTTTAATGCAATCATCATAGTTATCTAGTACATACTGCATCATTACCTCGCCAGCATGTCCGTAGTTTTTTATCATGTCTCTAGAGAATATCTGGTCAGTCTCTTGCTTAGTCATACTATCACTACGGACTACCTCTATCTCCAACACACGCAACAACTCGCCTTCTGGATCAGCTTTATCTGTCTGTAATACTTCGTGCAAACTGTTGTTCCCAGAGGTGATGCAAGGTAGAGACCATGTTGTGTTATTCACTCGCTCTGAGTTAGCTGATGCTTGTAGCCTGTTTTTACCACGCCCATTAGTAACACCAAATGCCAAGTTACTTACTTCGGTAGGGTGTAAATTAGTAAGCTCATCCATACACAGAATCATATTCTGCACTACACCCATACGATGGTACTTAGACTGCACTGTATCATCTCTCACCAGCATTGCTAAATCAGGGTGTCCCCAAACACTATTAGCTACCTTTTGAACAGTCGATTTACCTACCCCAGAAGATGCATTAGTTAAGTGCACAATAGCACCGCCTAAAGAGAAAAACTTAAACATCGGTGCGCCTAAGCTAAGGAACAAAGCAAAAGCCCTTACCTCATTACCTTCCAATGCATAGCAATTCGCTACCTTTTTCCACTCGTCTAAGGTCCCTGCCTTAGAGTATATGTGCACTATGTTTTCAGTAGCCGCCGATGGAGGGCTATACTTAGGAGGAGCGTCTTTTGTGAGCTCCCGTGTACCTATAACAAAAGATCTGTCACTATCATTCCAACCAAATTGTACTCTCACTAATTCCGCCTTAGATGTATTCTGTAAATGTTTAGTCCATACCACCAAATAGCTCATTAGATTTCTCATCTGATTGCTACCTGCGGCGACACCACGCTGTGATAACATATCTCTGCATTTATCCCCTGCTGTTACCGTAGCAAGAGGTGCTGTAAAATCACTAACCCCATCATGGGGTCTAATAAGTCTCATGTGGATAACTTCTCCTGCATCAGGATCAGTACGTCTACCCACTACATATAAGTCGTTCTCATACACGAGGTTCTTATCATCTTCTCCTTCCTCTATATCGTCTAGCGGCTTCTTGACATATACACCACCTTTCGGTCCTCTGAAATAAGGGAAAGGGTATTCAGGTATTTCTATATCAACCACACCCAAATCAGGACTGACTGCAGTTACTATATTCTCAGTAGGTGTAGCTTCTAGTATCTCTTTCCCTAATACGATAGGGGTGCGTATCTTGCCCCAAAAAGAACACCCATCACATAAAGACTCATTAAAAGGTCTAAACGTCTTGCATAGCTGTGGAGCTTCACATTTCGTAGCTTTTATCTCTGTTTCAACAGGATTGTATTCAGCATGTTTATTAGACAGGTTGTGTATAGCCGTCTCCCTATCAGTGCAGTATTGAGCAATAGATAGTCCAGCTCTCCAATGAGGTTCCGTTATGTCATCAGGGTTATTAAATATGTAGGCTAAATGTGCACAACCTTTACCCTCTAAACTCTTCTCCATAATGCGAGAAAACTTGTAAACCGTATTGCCAAGTAATGCTCTTGTAGTGTCATTTAACCCATTACCTGATATAGACCCTGAGCCTGACAGCTCCATCATAGCTACAGGAGATAGATCACCTGTACTTAGTAACTGCTTAAACATCTCTACTGGGTTTGGCGGGCTCAGCTTTAAGAGTGTTACATCAGCTTCCAGACCACCTTTGAAATTAATAGTGCTGGGGAGTCTTAAAATTCTAACTGCATCTGTCGTTATCCCTAAATCCTTTACACTAAACTCCGAGGACATAATACGTTCTTTAAGGGAGTTAGCTAGAGGCTTCCAAATGTCATAACCTACAGCCTCAGTAAAAGTCCAGTAGATGTGCAACCCATAGCCAGACGATACGATAGTAGGAGCAGGGAGCTTTAACGCCGCTGCAAAATTCTTTAAAGCAACTAACCCATCATGTTGAGTAGGGTAATCTGTATTCTTACCTATATCTAAATCAATAAATAAGTTTTTAAATTCTTTAGCGTTCTTTGTGTTTCTACTTTTGTTGTTGTTATATGTTGAAGGAGAAAAATACGCATCTCTCCCTTGCGGTGGTTGCTCTTCAGCCCACTTATCTATAGCCTCTATGGAGTCAAAAAATACCTGCCACGCTTTACCTTTTTGCATAGCAGCTACACAGTACACCCCCTGAGACGGTAAAACAGTGTTTAAAAAATCTAGCCTATTCATGGCACATACCTGAATTTACGGGAAAAAAAGGGGCGGTATTATCCGCCCCGTAAGCACAGGAGAGTAGGTTAATCAGCCCATTCAGCTAATACCGATTCCATAGAGGCTGGTGCCGCCGCTGGTTTCTTTTCCCTAACAGTAGGTTCTACTGTCGCTTCAGGTGTAGGAGCAGGTGCGGGTTTCTGTACAAATGTAAGTTCTTCAGGCTCTGAAGACCTCGCCGCAGGTGGTTGGAAAGACATAGTAACTGCAAGTTTAGCTTCTGGGGATTCCCCATGTTTCTTAATAGCTTCTAGCTCTGGGATATCTAAAGCACGTACCGCTCTAAATACCATCTTGGGTGTAGCAGAGTCAGTATCAAAGCGCATCTCAGTAACTACGTCTGTGATGTTAAGCCCATTTGCTCCTAGCAATTTAGCATACTGGAATAAAGGCATTTTGTTGCTCTCACCTTTACCGAACAGAGAAGTAGCCGCTAAAGACAGTTCATACAACTCACCACTAACTGCATCATTCTCTAACAAAACTGCCAGTCTATGCGTATATCGGCAAGCTCTACCATTACCTTGTTTTGCTGAACCTTGAATGTTCTGTGGGCATGTTGCACAGTTCACAGACTGTGGTGCTTCACTGCTTTTATCAGGACGTTCCCCATCGTTGCTCCAGCATACAGGTGCAGTAACTACACCCTCTTGATACGTTGCCGAGTAATACTGTCTTGATGTTTTAGGAGCCGCCGCCGCAATGATGATGTTCATTGCGCGATCTTCATTCTTAGCAATCTCTTGCCCACCCACTACCATACGGAAGATATTACCCTTGATAGAGATACGTCTAGAGCTGGTGCCGCCCATAAGAGCTTTAGTAGTTGCACTTAACTCTGTGTTTCTGAAGTGTGCTGGAACTGCACCGCCGTTTTTAAAAATACTTAATTCGTTGCTCATAAATAATTCCTTAGTTGGTTGGTTGTTTGGTTATTGTATTTCTTTTGGTTAAGAGTTCTTTAACATCAGCTGCGTTATAGAGCACATTTCTCCCTCCCTTGCGGTATGTATCAAGGGCTCCTGATTTTCTTAATCGGTATAAGGTATCTCGAGAGACGCCTAGTATCTTACTAACTTCTTTTCCCGTCAAGTAAACTTGATCGGTTTCTTCATCAACCATTTTATTTTCTCCTTACAGTAATGCTATAACGGCTATCTACGTTCATACCGGGAGGCATGAGGTTTGGGTTTTCTTCTAAAAAGTGTTTCATATTGGTTTGGTGTACTCGTTGCTCCATTAAATCTAATGCGTCGTGATCTTTAATAAACTGTTTCATACTGCCCCAATCCGATGTCCAATACCTAGTTTTAATGGTTTTAAACACACTACCTGCAGGTGTACGTAATCCTTCAGCTCCAGTCTCTTTACACATCTCTAGTAAAGCCTGTGTAACTTGCTCTTGTTGCTCCTTTATTCTTCCATCTGCTTCATCAAACTCTCTTTGGAGCTTTACTCGTGCATCGCGCATTTTTATGTATATTGTTACTAGTTGTTCTGCGTTCATTTCTGTCTCCTATTCTACAGGTAAGCCTATATCAGTCCCCGGAAGGGGTATAAGCATCTCAGGTGTTGCAACACCAGCATCTGGAATTATGAATGTTGTTGGTGCGTTTGGTCCTACGATAGCTGTCATGCCACCTACATCCATAACTTGTGTAACCCCTTCACCGCCCATGTCAGCTATAGCATACCCATTAGCTGTAGGTATAACCGCTTTCATAGCTTGCCCCGGAGTTAGTATAAGAGCCGCCGCTATAGATACTGTTGGTGCTAACAACATTAAAAACATAATACTTTTCATAGCTTTCTCCTAGTGTAGAGATTTAGGGGTCTCTAAAAAAGCACGTATCTCTTTAGCTAATACCCCCCGTTCATGTTGTTCACAACTCGTAATTAAATTTTGAATTGTGTTTATAGCTATTGTCCTATGCATATTTTCTAGGGCTTTCATATAAACCTCTGCGTAAGGTTCTCCATTGGGTACACTAAACCCTACCCCTCCCTCTGAGACAAATAGTTCTACCCTTACGAATACGCCTTCAGGGTCTTCTCCAAACACTTCCTCAAATTCTTCTCTCATTGTTTCATCATCATCTTCTCTAGTTATAATATCTTCTCTAATCATTGTATTGCCTCTTTAAATAAATCTAATAACTTCGTTTGCGAAGCCCCTTTACTCTCAAGTACATTAAGTACCCTTTTCTCTACTGGACTTCCTATTAAATGCACAACCGTACACCTATTAATCTGCCCTGCTCTATGTATGCGAGCGTTGGCTTGCATATATGTTTCTAATGATAGGGTCATACCCCACCAGATAATTGTATTAGCCGCATGTAAAGTAACACCATGCGCTGCCGCTTGCGGCTGGATGACCAGTATGCGGGGGTCTTTGCTAGTTTGAAACTGATTGAATAGCTCCGCCCTCTTACCCACACTTATGCCACCATGTACTATATCTACAGTGTGCCCCTCACCCTGTAATACTTTCTGAACTAACTCGATAGTATGTCTAAACATAACGAACACGATTACCTTATGCGGTGTCTCGTCTATAATACTTAATAGCTCATTGGATCGGTGCTTAACATCAAACTCTATTATCTCCCCTGTATCCGAATACACAGCCCCTGCTGATAACTGCAGTAACTTATTCAAAGCCACCGCTGCGTTCGCCGCTGATATTTCCTCACCCCCTGCCATCATAAGCATCTCTTTCTTGAGCAACTTATAATACTTCTCCTGCTGTGCAGATAACGGTACATCTCTAGTCTGATACACTAACTCGGGTAAGTCTAAGCACTCTTCCTTTGTGTAACGTATAGCAGGTTGTAGGATGCTATGTACTATTTCTTCAGCTTCAGGTCGGTTCTTAAATACAAACATAGACTGGCGTATCTGTACTAAGTCTCTAAAAGCATTAAACGCTCTAGGTACACTTTTAGG